CACCAATCATTTCCGTAGCTTCTTGTATAACCTCATCTATGTCAAGGTTAAAATCATATGTTCCTGAGACTGCCATTATTCTTCACTACATTTGCAAGTATTACAACCACACTCACAGCCATCCTTCTCACAATGGCAGCAGCAACTACATTCAGAACATTTTTCTATATCATTCATTTTCTATACCTTGCTGTTTTCTTTGCTACTAAGCATCACCGACCAACTTTTTTCATTGCTTTCTTGTGAGCAGCTTTAAAGGTTTTTCCTTTTCTCATTGCCTTTTTCATACTGGACATATGTTTTTTAGTGTGATGTTTAGAATGTTTTTTAAGCGTAGTCTTCTGCCTATTTGTAAGTTTTCTAGGTGCCATCAATATCTCCTTACTAGGCTTTCTTTTTTTCTTTACTGCCATATGTGTACCTATATTTTTCTATTAGATAATCACAAAGTTTTTCCCAATAATCGCTAAAGTTTTTATAATTATTTCTGTCAGGCTTTACTGTACTATAATCAATTAAACTAAAATCATCATAGCCTTCCTCAACAGACTTATGGAACTTAGCAAGAAATTCTTTATCCATTAATACATTTTTTTAGAATAGGTAGCTTTACCAAAACCACGTTTAGCTGCACCACAACCACGAACAACTCTTTTCTTTTTCTTCTTTTTAGTCTTCTTCTTTATTTGACCACCATCTTCTGCAAACATCATAGCAAGTTTACCCATTTGCATGGCTGTGTTTAGAAAGTTAGAAGCACCGCCGCCTCCACCACCACCTTGCATCATTTGTTGTTGTGGAGAAGGTATAACATCACCGGGAACAGCTACGGGAATCATAGTTCCTTGAGCGTCGTCCTCTTCTTGTTCTCTAAGAAGACGTTCTACTAAAGTTTCTTCTTCATCTTCTTCTTTGTCTTCATCATCAAAAACACTTTTAGCCATATTATGATCCTCTTAATTCAGATCGTTGTCCCCGAAGAGCAGCACGTTTTTTTATTTTAGACTTTTTAATACGACCACCCTTTTTCCACCCACCAACTATATTATCAGTAAAATCATATACTCCCGGCATATCATAAGCACCTGAAATACCGGGATCAACGAAATCAGTATCAGTATTATCTTTTTTGAAAATATTACCAAGGCTTTTTAAAGCAGCAGCAGCAGAATTTTTTGATTTTTTCTTTGAACGTGGACGTGTAGTGGAAATTTTTGTAGGCTTGTCACCGGCAATTCCCTTTAAGTTAGCAATACGTTCTGCTGTAGCTGCGTCTTCTTTTTTTTGCTGTGCAATTTTATCTGAAGACATATTAACCTCCCCTAAGTTCAGCCCGATGACCTCTTAGTGCTGCACGTTTACGAGGAGCTTTCTTTTTAGTCTTGCTACTCTTCTTACGTTTCATAACTTTGCCACCATGTTTAGTATCAATGAACTTATCAGGATCTAAATCCATGCCTTCATCAGTAGTATCTACATCTATATCATAACCAAAAAGACTAACTTCTCCCGGCTTTGATTTTTTCTGACCTAAATTATCTTTATCAAACATAAAGTCAATAATAGATTTTTTAGCAGGTTTAGAACGTGATGCTGTAGCCACAGGCGTCTCACTTCCTCTGGGTTGTGGTCTTGTAGCACCTTTAGGAATAAGGTCTAATTCTGCTGGTGTTCTTGATAGCCTCTCTACATTCCCCCGTTCTCTTCTCATTCTATCATCAGGAGAATCAACTTTTGATAGCCTCTCTACATTTCCCCGCTCTCTACTCATTTTAACATCAGGAGAAACAACAACATCAGCTGTAGAAAAAGAACGTCTACTTTTTTTCTTACCTTTGTTAACTTTCTTAACTTTTTTCTTTTTCTGTAGATTAGAATCAAACATCATTGCAGGAGGTTGAGCTTTAATCATTGACTTTTCCTTTTTATCTGTAGGGCTATCGAAAAATTGTGCAAGACCATATCCAGTACCAAGTCCTAAACCCGCAGCTCCCAGAGCATACTTACCTGCCTTCGCTGGAGATATTTTCGGTGTTTTAGGCGGTTTTTTAGGCGGTGTTTTAGGCGGTTTTTTAGGCGGTGTTTTAGGCGGTTTTTTAGGCGGTGTTTTAGGTTTAGCTGCTCTCCTGCTTGCTGCTCTTGCAGCCGTTCTAGCTGCTTCTGCCGCTACAAGATCATCTACTGTTCCACCAGCAGAAGTTCTTCCTTGAGCTTCACGGGCTTCTCTAGCTGCTCTTTGCGCTTCTAATTTTTTCTGTTGAGCAGCTTTCTTTCTTGCCGCATCAGCAGCTTTCTTTCTTGCCGCATCAGCAGCTTTCTTCCTAGCTGCTCTTGCAGCCGCTTTAGCTGCTTCCGCTGCTACAAGATCATCTACTGTTCCACCAGCAGAAGTTCTTCCTTGAGCTTCACGGGCTTTTCTAGCTGCATTTGCTTTTTCTCGAGCTTCTTTAGCTTTTCTAGCGGCTTCTCTTTTAGCTTTTGCAGCAGCAGCTTTTTTAGCTTTTTGTTGAGCAATTTTCCTAGCTGCGGCAGATGCTGCTCTGGCACCTCTAACTGCTTTTACTCCCGATGTAATACCTTTTGCTGCAAGTCCCAAACCGGGAACAACAGTAGCAGCGCCTATAGCTCCTTTAACAGCCTTACTCCTATCGCTTCGCATTTCTTGTTCGGTAATTGGACCCTTATCAGCTTGACTTGCCATCTTTAATATATTTAAATCAGCGGCATTGGGTTTCATCCCAACTGATTTAGCCATTTGAATAGCCCGATTTGCCCGACGAACCCTGATTCTACGTTCTTTAGGATTCATCTTTAAAAAACCACTTGTATTTGCCATTTGCTGTTCTCTCATTTTTGATAATAATCTTTTATATTCTGCCGCAACTTTTGGAATATAGCTTTTTGTTCTTGGTCCGGGGTACGGCCTATTTTCGCTTTCTGCTGTTGGACCCCTCACATAAGCTCCTGCTGCACGGGTAGGATCACCTTTAAAATCTCTAAACTGTTGCACAGCATATCTAATTCCAGCTTCTTCTAATTTTTTAGGATCATCCCAACCATCCATACTACCCATTATTTCCTTAAATGTTCCGGGCATTATTTGCAGTACTCCTCTAGCACCCTTATCACTAATAGCCAACCCTCTTCGAGATTCAGGTAGATGACCCGTTTCTCCATATGCAGTAGCAGCAATAAAAGCCTTTTCTTCTGGACTTAATACTAATGGTTTTAATTTTTTAGGAGGAGCCATAATTAGTCTTCTATTTTAAAAGCTTTACCTTGCGTATAGTCTTCATCAACTACAACGTCTTGAGGTGGTCCTTTTACTTGTGGTCCTTTACGTGCAGCACCATAGCCCTGTCCAGTAGGACGACCTACGATCTCATCAAGGTTATGGGGCCGTTTGATTAGTGTATGTGGTCCCGGCATTTATTTTCTCCTTTTACGTTTTTTGCGTCTTGCTTCGCTAAGTGCGATAGCTATGGCTTGTTTACGATTTTTAACTTTTCCACCAGAGCTACTTTTAAGTTTGCCCTTTTTATATTCGCCCAGTACTTTTTTAACTTTTTTCTTACCGGGGCGAGTAACTTGTTTCCTAATACTGGAGCGATTAGTCATAGCAAGCGTTTACAACGTCTTGTCCAGACATCTTGGATGTAATAGTTTTACCGCCATGCTTTTTATTATATACTTTACCGCCTCCACTTTTCTTTTCAAAGTCAGACGGTTGATACGGAGCGGCCATACCTTTAAAACCAGTATCTAAATCAGATGTGGCTTTCTCAGAACTTTCTTTTCTTATTTTTTCTAGTTCTCCTTTATCATCAGAAATAAGATTACTAATTCCTCTGCCTATCTCACCTATAGGAGAAAAACCTAAAATATTAGAAACTAGACCTCTATCACCCATAGTGGCATAATCTTCTTGTTGTTCTATTAATTTTCTTTTATTATTTGGCATAGACTTTGGAATGCCTGTGCCTTTATTTTGAGATTTTTTCTTATTTTTTACAGCAGTAGATCCGCCTTTTTTTCTTTTTAAACTCTTTAAAAGTTTAGACCCTCGTTCTGTTGGAGATGGGTCTTCTTTACCTCTTCCCGGCGCACGAGTTTTAATTGGTCCCTTTGGAGCTTCAATAATAGGAACATAATCTCCCTCTTCGGGCATTCCCATCATTTTTTGTTGTTTGTTGCTTCTTCGTTCTTCAGCAGGAGTTCCTTTAATTTTTTTAACGGTACTTTTATATTTTTTATGAACATTACCACCAGTTTTAATAGCTATAGTTTCAAAACCCTTATCTATATCTTTTTCTTTTTTCTGTCTCTTTCCTATTTCACCAAAAGTTGCTGGACGCTTGTTTTTTGATCCAACCATTTCTTCTTTAGTTGGATTATATTTATTAGCTTCAGCTGATCTTTTGTCAGCAGCCTTTGCAGCTTTATCTATCTTTTCTTTATTTGCAGCAGAGTGTATTTGACCCTTACTTGGTGTTGGTTTTACTCTGGGAGGATTTTTTGTTCCTCGACCACCCTTAACACCAGATGTAACTTGAACTCTTGTTTTACCTGTAGAATAATCAGGGCGACTATATATCATTTCACCTTCTTTATCACCCGGTGTTAAAGCCCTTTGTCCACCAAAAGCTGTACCAGCAATCTTACCTTTTTTCAATTCTTTTGGAGTAGGTTGCCTCATTTTTTTCTTAGACATTAGTTTGCTCCTTATGATCCTGCTTGTGTGATTGTATTAGGTCCACCAGCAGGAGAGCCAGCAACTGCCATATCATCCTGTCTAGTACGCCGTGCTTGATTTCTAAGTTGATCTATTGCAATCTGATACTGCTGTTGCCAGACAGGAAGAGTCTGCCAATCTTTCATGTACATAGTTGCTTCTACCATACATCCGGCAAAGAGAGCATCATAGCAATATTCACTAAAATAGTTTGAAGTTGTCACGCTAGTTCCCGTAGCGGAAGCAAGGGCAAGCGGTTGTGATTGTGATTCTATTTCTACTGTAAGTACAGAAACTGGGGTAGGAACAATCTTAATACTTGAATTGTTTTTACGTGTATAGTACCGGGGATTTCCGGTGGAAGCACTTACAGGCCAGTAATCATTTACATACTCTGTTGTTCTCTGCAAGAGATTAGTAACAGAGGTGCCGTTGCTCACAACAAAATTAACATTACGAACAACTAAAGCTCTATCATTTAAAGATACAGCCCCTGCGTTGCCGCCAGAGACTGAGACATTATTGTACTCATTAAGACCTACATCATCTAGGTCTTTAACAAGTCTAAATTCTGTTTTTTTAACAAAGGCAGATACCTGCGTTGAAAACTCCGTAGAGTCATTCTCCGTTGTATTAATCAGGTCTGT